TTCACGACCCATCAGCCTACGCTTCATCAGATTTACGGTATGGTCGTCCTTTTTTCCGTACTTCTTTCCGTAGATAGTTATAACGGTTCCCATAGGCTTCCCGTCTATAAGGTCTTTCAGTTCGGTTGCCGTTTGCTGATTCTGTTGGGCAGTCGCTCCAATTTTCTTGGGATTTATCTTGCCCATCTTGGAAAGCAGGTTTCCAAACTTGTCGGTTTTCCGAGTGCGTAGTGGCTTCGAGGCTCCTGCGAAAAAGCCCGGGATCTCGTCCATAGGCACTTCTTCTTCTACAGGATCGCCATTGTCGTCTGTCCACTGTAGGGTGGCAGTTTTCTTTTCACGGTTGATCTCTTTCACCCAAGCATATGCGGGAATGGTGGCTTCCAACATAAGGAGAATGTCGAGAATAGATTCTTCATTGAGTTTCTTTTTCTCTTTATCAGTCAAGTCTTTGCCTTGCTTGATCCAATCAACATCTCCACCCGTATCTTTCCATGCTGCGTCTTTGCTCTTGTAAGGACCAACAATTCTTCCTCCAAAGTGGGCATAGTATGCTTTTGGGTCGAAACCTTTTGTTTCTTCTTCAATAGACCCAACCTCTTCCTTGACATACTTGGCAATCTTGGGCATATCGGCTGGCTTGACCATTCCGGCGATTTCCTTCTTGATGTACTTCATAGTGGCGGGAGGAACACCCTTCATATAGCGAGACAGGTTCTCCACAAAGGCCATGAAAGTCATTTCGTCCCTAAGCGAGGAACCTCCGGTGGAAACCATGGCCTTCAGTCCGCCCTTCTTATACGCCTTCTCCATGTCATCGAGGAACTCATCGACGCTCTCAACGATATGCTCAACCTCTTCCTTGATTTGAACGGTCACATCCATCGTCGTATCCACATGAATGAACGCCGTTCGTCGCCCCTTACGGAAAGATTTAAATCCTGTTTCTTGGTCTATGCCGATGGATTTCCACCCACGGGATATAAGCCACTTCTCCGCATCTTTCTCGTCATCAAATTGTTCGTCAGCCTCTCTCCATCCTTTACCATGTCTCTTGATTTTTGAAAGTGGAGCCTCATTGACTTCTTGTTGTTCCGCTTCTGTAATAGGCTCACCGAGACGAGTCTTTGTCTTTATTCCGTGTCTTTTATTGTATTGTTTCCATGCCACCCCATACAGGTATGAAGCCCAATCTTCACCATATCTCTTTTTAAAATCACCCTTTCTTTTCTTCACTAGTCTTTCCGCTTTTTCATCGGGAGGTGTGACTTCGTTTATCATCTCTGCGTTCTCTTTTACAGTTTTCTTTTTCTTTGGTTTCATCGCTTCCATTCCCTTTTGGAGTGTTTTGAACAGTTCTTTCCCTCGTTTGAATCCCTTGGGTAGTCCACTCTGAAATGCAGCAAAGTTGCCCGCAGCCACCGCCGCTCTCATTTTGGATGCGCTCATGCCTTCGACCCCAACGGCATCAGGATCTCTTTTTCCCGCACTCACCACCTTGAATTCTTTAAAATTGAGGGCAGTGTCTTGGTTTTTTCCATTCAAATATCGCTTTACGGTGGTTTCCATTTCCGAAACACGATCGTCTCCCACCATCATGTGAACAGTTTCGTATCCTTCATTTTGTAATTGGTAAAGGACTTCCATGAAAGTTTTTGTTTTTGAGTCTCCCTTTATGATGTTGGCTTTAGGAAACATGTCACGCATAAACCCAATTTTTTGGTCATGGGTGAGTGGATTTTTCTTTGGATCTGTGGTTTGGGATGCGTAGATGCGGTGTTCCCCTCCCATAGATTTGGCATGGGCCATCACAGCACCTATCAGTTTTTCGTGGCCTATGGTGGGTGGCTGAAACCGACCAAAGGTAAAAACTATGGATTTCTTTTTGGGCATACGAACCGCATTCCTTTCTTACCGTATGTAGTAAAAAAGAAGGGGAGCCACTGCTGGCTCCCCCAAATCCCGCCTCGATTACACTGTTTCTGTGACTGGTACTTGCCAACTAATCGAGGTAGTTCTATCTATGTTTTCCAATTTTTCGGTAAATTAAAGTTTTTTCTAGAGAAATCCAGCCGGTCTACCAACTTGAATGCTTGATTGTTTTTGCGGTTTACCACCACGAACCCTTCGGGCGGAGCCGCCGAAAATCGTCCATCCTCCTGTGTAAATGCGTCTAGTTTCATTTTGGTTTGTCTTAGTCTTTCAATAACCAAGAGTTTCGTCGTTGAAATCAAGTGATACAAGTCGAACAGTCTGTCGTATTGGGTAGATTTTGACTTCACAGAGTCAATTAGTAGTTTTCCAGCCGCAGACTTCTTTTCTCTTGCAGCACTTGTTTTCAACTTGTCCACATCCCGCTGAACCTTCTGAGCCAAGTGCTTCAGAAAGCCTGTTGTGGACCCACGATCGACACCCTGTCGAACGTTTTGGTTCATGTAGGTCATTATTTCTACAACAAGACCAGATATTTTAGAAACTGAATCTAAAAATTTTGCCACGGCTTTTCCTTTTTTAGAAATAGCCGATAGTTGGAGTTCTATTTCTTTCTTTTGTAGGGAGTTTATGGGCATTCCACATGTTCCGACTCCGCCCGACCCCTGCAAGTTTGCGTCTATGGCCCATACACTTTTGGACTTTTTCAGATATGAAATGTCTGGAGCAAATGCTGGTGCTAAGGTTGCGATGGAGTTTCCCGTATACTTGGTATGGAAAACAATCCCCATCTTCGCCCCCTGTATTTCCTTTGCCAAGTCCGAGTCGGCAGGCACGGCATAGGTCAGGGTATTGGGTCTGAAAGTTACATAACGCCTCCCTTCCACCGTTTCGGTTTTCAAGTCTTCAGTCGTAAACAGGAAATCTCCCTGCATGATGCCACGGATTCCAAGTCCTTTCAGGTGCTGTAGAGCGACTTTGAGTTTGGAATTAAGGCCACCATCGGGGTGGTTTCGGTCAACGTCTTTGGCTGTATAGTTGATCTTGGGTTCTTTATTAAAGAGGGCTTTGGTAGCCACAAAAAACTTGCCGTTTTCAGGATTGATTCCCGTGACTACTGCCGGAGATCCGTCAAATTTAGTAGTTACGCAAAACGAGTTGTCAGCATTTGCGGCAAACTCCACTACTTTTCGTAGGTATTCGATTGCGTCTTCGATGCCCTCGGAGCCGTGGAGAAGAAGGGCATCTTCAATGTGTTCCAAGTGGGTGACTCCACCTGTAGCCTTTTCCCGTGCGGCTTCGTTTAGGGTTTTGGATTCCAGATAGTCGGAAAATGATATGGTCACTGTGTTCTCCTAGTATACCTGTGTATTTAGGTAGAATCACACCGCAAAGCCCCAAAATACCGAAGGTGGGAGTCGAACCCACATGTTTTTCAACGCTAGTACCTAAAACTAGTGCGTCTGCCAATTTCGCCACTTCGGTAAAACACCCGTGGCAGGATTCGAACCTGCATAAGTCCAATTACGGTACTACAATTTAGAAGATTGAGCCGGTACACGGGTAATGGAAAGACTATTTATTTATACATAGTATACATGGAGGTTCCAATAATGTCAAATTTTTGTTTTAAGTGTGGAAAAGAAACACAGAATGTCAAGTATTGTTCTCGTTCTTGTGCGGCATCTATAAACAATACTCAACCAAAAAGAAAACTAGAAGGAAGATGTGTAAAGTGCTCTTGTTTAATCAAGAGTAGTAGGAAATACTGTAAAACCTGTAGAACATTGGAATTAGGTGCGAAGGACATGACACTACAACAAGCAATTTATGAAAAACACCATAGGTCTTCTGCGTATGCTTTGGTTAGGGCTAGAGCAAGAAATTCAGAAAAAGCAAAAAGCATAAAATGCTGTGAGAAGTGTGGATGGAGTAATCACGTAGAAGTATGCCATAAAATTCCTATATCCAATTTTTCTCTAACTACTTTGCTTTCTGAAATTAATTCGGAAGAGAATTTGCTTATACTTTGTCCTAATTGTCACTGGATGTTTGACCATCCAAACGGCTAATTCTTCTTCGTTCTTTTCTTTTTGGTTTGGTTCTTTTTCTTGGGTTTTTTGCCGAAAATAGCATCCCAGTTAGCCGACCACTTTCCGTAATCCACCCGGCGATAGGTGTCGCCCTTGCCTGCTCCGTGCTTTCCTGCCATAGACGAATCCTCCTCATACATAGTTATACATATCTCAAAAGGAGACACGATGCCCCGTAATTACCGAACAACCAACAACAACCCCAACGGGCCACTTTTCTTTGCCACAATAACACCAGGTGGTGGCACTGCTCTCGGTCCTGCACTCAGAAATAGAGGAATAACCACAGGGGACTTCTTTGCTGCCAACGGACCTTTTTTGAGCGAAGGTCTTTATTTTTCTGTTCATGGGAGTCAAACATTCAAGTTGTATGGTAATTCTGGCGAATGTGCCGCTGACGGCAACAGATGTTTTACCCTAGTAGGAAACAATTACCACTTTATGCCTACCAAGAATCCTGAAAATCTTTGGATAATCGGTAGTCCTGCCGGAGGGACTCTTGGAGTTCGTGGACACTAATACCCATGCCCCGTAATTACCGAACAACCAACAATAATCCTAATGGTCCACTTTTCTTTGGCACAATAAATCCAAGAACTGGAGATACTCTAAGTACTTTGCTCGGTAATATCGGAATAGACACTACACCATTTGATGGGGTGAATGGGCGTGTTTTATCCAAAGGTTTGTATTTTTCTGGAGCAACAGAAATAATGAAAATTTACATGACGGCAGGTGACGATGGAACTAACAGGCATTTTACCCTATTGCCAAATACCGATCATTTCATGCCGATTAAAGATCCCACAAACATATACATTGTTGGTCTTACTAATGGTGGTACTATTACTGTTCGTGGACACTAATTACCCTTTCTCGAAAAGCCACAGGTCTTCATAGTTTCCTCCTCGGGTTTTCTTTGCCTGCCGTGATCCACCCATGGCACTCCACCGAACCTGGTGTTTGGCAACAGGACTCAGGAACTCCCCGGCAATACGGGCAAGATCTTCGCTGATGGTAGTTTTTTCTCCCGCCTTGTTTTTGTAGTTGCTCACCACGAACCCCATCCGTGCACCCCGTCGCATGGAGTCGGAACACAACCGAACAGTTTCCCGCCAGTAGCCCAGTAGCCACTGGTCGTAATGGGGGTAGGTCTGTATGCTCTGGTTTTCGCTAGGGTATATTTCCAAGTCAAAATACGGCGGACTGAACAGTACGGCATCCACCCGACCACCGTAACGATCCAAGAAATCGGTTTCCCGTAACCGTTCGCTCGGACACAGGTAGTGGTGCGAAGTTTTCTCTTCAGGGATCAGGGCAGATTCGTTCTGATGCCGTTCGTATTTCCCCTGTAGCCATCTACCGTTTTCTACCACTGTGGGTATAACATCGGTAGTCACATAGTGCTTGAACCCGCTGGAATAAAAGGCTAATTGATACGCATTCCATCCTGATACGGGTGCGAAAAGAGTTTCACCGGTGAAAAGGCCATCAAGCATGGAAAGGTATGCTGTGGGATTGAAAACACTGGGTTTGTTTGCTCCAAACATAAAGTCTGTCCAGAACTGGTCGTATCCCGTGCTTCGGCACAAGCGATCAAAGAATGCGGGACAGGCAAGGCTGTTGCGGATCTTGAAATCCTCGAACGCTGCCCGAATCAAACCCAAGCAGTATTCGCTGTCGTTGCTGTACAGTTTCTTTGTTCCGTAGAACTCCCTGAAGTTCAGGTTTTTACAAATCCGTCCGTAACTGCTGCGGTGTCGTCCGTCAAAGATTCCATCGGTGGGAATAGGGGAATGGGGAACATGGAAATAGTGCTCCAGTGGTTCGTCAAGGGAAGCGTATTTGGTGAACCATCGCTCTAGTGCGGCTTCGGCATCCGTGACAAGTATTTGGTACAGCCGCTGCTTGAAAAGCGGAAGCCGCTCTTCACGGCCATCGCCCCGAGACACACGACGGATAAACTCGTCTATTCCGCAGCGCACCGCAAAGGTTCCGCTGGTGTCTGAGATGTCTAGTACCGAGAGTTCAGAGCAAAACTCCTCGTACGACACACGGCGTAGGCGAAACATTCCCAAAAAATCTGCGAGCGTGAATATCATCTAATTCCCTTGCTTGGATTCGAACCAAGAAATAGAGATCCAAAGTCTCCAGTGATACCGTTTCACCACAAGGGAAAGGAAGAAGTGGGATTCGAACCCGCTATTAGTTAATTGGCGGAAGATAATGGAATCGAACCATCATCGCTTTCACGGTGGGGTGGTTTTCAAGACCACTTGTGCGCCATGCACCCTATCCTCCGTAATGGACTCACGGGGATTCGAACCCCGAATCCCGCCTTGCAAAGGCGGTGTGATCCCGTTTCACCATGAGCCCGTATAGGAGCGGTGGGAGTCGAACCCACACTGCCATGATCTTAAGTCGTGTGCCTCTGCCATTGGGCTACGCTCCCATAGTGGAGTCGGGGGGATTCGCACCCCCGTCTAGATCTACATCGGAAACAAACATCTACGAAACCTAGTCCATGCTTTATACAGTGATTGGGCATGGACACCCGCTCACAGTTTATGAATCGTTAGTTTTGGTTGTGTTACGATCCCTAGCACAACCTATCCGATGATCCAGGTGGGGTAAGTATCGGAGTCCTTACCCCACCTTTGCCGCTTCAAGCAGCGAGACGATAATTGGTATTAGCAGTTATCTTTTGACCGATTTGAACAGAGCACTTCGATCAACTCTGGTTCGCCGTTTGTTTCTTACTTAGCCTATCGATTCTGTTCGACCCCTTATTCGTCATTGCGAGCAAGTTTCTCGAAATACGACATGGCATCGCTCGAAAATTCGTCCTCCTCGTTTTCTGTCTTGATCTCCTTCGCACTACGGGTCTTGGCTGGAGCCGACCACGACGAGTCTTCGTCCTCGTCTGAAGCCACCTCTTCCGCACGCTTCGCAGCGGCAGGATTTCCACCAAGCACCGAATCGTACTTACGCTTCAGTTCCTCGTATGACTTGAACTCCTTTGGAGCAATGAACTCCTTCAAGGAATACTGACTCTTCCAAAGAGCCTCAAGTTTCGCATCATCTCCACCGAGCAGCGGAGCAGGAGCGGCAAACTCGCTCTTGTCGTAATTGATATACCCGTCCACCTTGCGAACCTTCAACTTGAAATCCGCACCCTTCCAGAAGTCAAAGGGATTGACTGCCTGTTCGTCTTGGAACTGTGGGTGCATCTTCTCTTCAATCTTTTCAAAGATCTTCTTGCCGTACTTGTACAGGAAAACCTTGCCTTCATTCTGCGGAGCCGCAGGATCAGAGATCACAAGGATATTGGAAACATACGAAAGCCGACGCTTGCGGTCACGGGCAATCGTCTTGTTGGACTCAATACCGCTGTTCCACAACTCGTTGTTGCCCTCACATACAGGACACTTCTGTCCAATGGTTGTGGGGCAGTTCTCGATAAACCATCCACCCTTGCCTTGGAAGCCGTGGCTGAACTGCCGAATCCACGGAATGTCTTCTCCCTCGGGTGCGGGCAGGAAACGAATCACGGCATAGCCATTGCTCGTTTTGTCCAGAGTGGGCTTCCAAATACGATTGTCTTCGTAAAGGTCTGCTCCACCACTGCCCTTCTTCAGTTTTTCGGCTTCGTTCAGTAGCCGCTTCATGTTGTCTTGGGAATTCTTTTTCAGGTCTTTGAAACTCATGTGTATTTTCCTTTCATGTACGATGTGTTTCTATATGTGTGTACGAAGTGTACTGTGTACTAGTATGTAGTACGAACGCCCGGAAGTCAAGCACCAACCTCCCACTCCTCTAATTTTTGTTTGATGATCCGCCGATACTTGAACGGATTTGATAGGAGTCCACGGGCACGAAGAAACGGACGGTACTTCTCGCACCTTTGGTGGAAATTTTGCCAAACAGGATCGCCCTCCAATTTTCGTGAAAGATCGGGCACGAATCCCAAGATTTCGTCCAACACAATAAAAGTCTCGGGAGAAACCTCCCCACGAATAACACTCTGTAGCAGAGGGGGATGTTGTCCGGTCTCGGCACGAAAAAGCCAATCAAAGCCCCGACCCGATCGGGCCAGATCTTGGGATATGCGTGACATCTCTTCGGCAAACTCCTCCGAGAAGTTTTCCATTTTACGCTGCCATCGGGTCCATATCTCTTCGTGTCCGCCTTCCATCATCTGTCCTATCCACTGGTGTGGGTTATGGGCAAACAGGGACACAAAGAAATCCACAGGCTGTGCCTTCAGGCTTCGGGACAGTTTTTCAAACCAGTACTTGTCGCTCCGTTTCAGATACGAGGCAAACGAAGTATTGGTTTTCCCGTTGAACTTGAAATAATCATAAGAATCTGTGGTGAAATGGAGTTTAATGCCCAGATACACTTGGTACAGATCGTATCCTCTCATAGGGGTAGCCGTGTGCCTTTCTCCTTTCCTTTTGCCCGTAGCAGGTTCCGTCCTGCTGCCTCGATTCGGATCTTTTCAATCACGGTTTTGTTCAGATGCTTGGCAATGGATTGGGGCTCGATTCCGAACTGTTCACATACATCCATGACCGCATCCAAGTACGATCCATTCTTACCTTTGACTCGTTTTTCTATCTCTGTGGCAAAGTTTACTGACCCGTCAAACATGGGCGTTTTCCTTTCTGTTCTAGGGGATTATACAGCACTAACGGCGGAAGTCAAACCTAATTTCATGCCCCTGTAAATATACATACCATTGCTAACCAAAATAAAAGCCTAAAACGGGACTGGAGAGATCATGTCACAAACAGCGGCATCAATCGGAGCAGGATTTACAGGTAGTTATGTCGGGGGAGTATACAATTTTCAGGCTGCGGATAGGTCAATTCTAGGCAATGCTGCCGGAGCAACGGGAGTCATCCCCTACAGCAAAATGGTATGGGGTGGTAGTGGTGAGGCCAAGTTTGTAAACAACAACACGAACGCTCCATCGGCTCTCCCTATAAATCTAACAACCGCTGAAAACCAGTGGTTGTATAATGTTATTTCAGACATGGATGGTGTTGTAACTCTTGCGAATGGAATTACGGCCATCAATATCACAGGCGTAGGGTTCTCAGGAAACATCGTTGTAGATTTGTCCCAAGGCGTGACTATATCTGGTGTTTCTGGTAATTTTAATCTTGGAGTGACTTTTGGAGCAATACCAGGATACACCTCTGGTGGCTATTTCATGGTCGGAAACTATGAAAATAATGCCGGACAGATTACTCCACTCACAGTCACTGGTGGTGTACAGATTGCCGGCGGAACGGTAAATGTCTCTGGATTTAATGGAATTATTAATTTCCCTGTCGCTGGCATCACGATATTTGGTACTCAGAACGACGATTCCGTTTTAGTCACCTTTGAGGGATTGACTCTAGGTCTTGTTGGTGTCACTTTCGGAGCGGTTGGGACCACTTTTGGTGGAGTGACTTTTGGAACTGTGGGAGCCACATTCGGAACTGTGGGTGTTACTTTCGGTACGGCAGGCGTGACATTCGGAACTGCCGGTGTTACATTCGGCACGGCAGGTGTAACTTTCGGAGGAATCACTTTTGGAACAGCCGGTGTCACATTCGGTGGTGTCACTTTTGGCGGAATCACTTTCGGAACAGTCGGTGTTACATTCGGAGTTGCGAGGGTACGACCAGAAACAGGCGTTACTTTTGGAGTGGTGTTTACTAACAAGGCAGGCACTCCACTAGGAATATCTGGATCTGAAGTTGTAGGTATGCCTGTGTTCGGGGTTTGCGGAGCCACAGCAATACGAGTGGAAATTGTAGGAGGATTGAGTGGAATCACGGTGTCTGGACTGGCATTCCCCTCTGAGTTTGGAATTAGTGGAGGCACAGTCACAGTATCAAACATTGTGGGAACCACTTTCGGTAGTGTGGTCATCGCTGGAACGCCCGGTGTTACTATTTCTGGAAAACTCATAGTAGGCTTGGACCAGACTTCATCCAACAATGTGGTAGTCGTCGGAAACCTGACCAGCAGACCAGTTTATAATGTGCCTGTTAACTGGAATGATGCTAGTGGAAATAGACTGAAAGACCATCTGTCTGGTCTTACCGTGGCATCAACAGTGTCTATAGGTGGACTCACTTTCACCTCTGGTTCCAATCTTCCTACCACATCCTTGTTGGGCGTTTCTTTCGGTGATGTTTCTGTTGGAAATGTTAAACTTGTAAACACCTCTGTTGCGATACAAGGCGATCCCAACAGTTTGGTAAATTATCCTGTGGGAGTTTCCCTAATAGGAATAGCAGCAACAACCGGAGTCCGAGGCGGAACAAACGACAGAGGCTTGGTTGTTGCTGAAAAGCCTGGTGCGCTCTTTGCTCTAGGCATGACCCTCAGCAACTTGTTCTTTGGTTTTACTACTAATCCCAGTGATAATATTGCTGGCTCTTGTGGTGGCGGTCAATACTTGTACCTGAAGAGCACTCCAGTATGTGTCACCACAAATTATTCTGGTCCAGCCGCCAATGGAACCATAAATGGACAAGTCAGCGTTCCTCTAAAGCAAGGCTTGTATGTTCAACTCACAAAGTGGGATCTTATTTCCCATGTCCATGTGGGATACACGGCAAGTACCGTTCAGGAGTTCCGTCGTAATGCCCAAGTGCTACACAAGGAATACCAGATGGCTCCGATTTGGGCACATGCCCTGGACCAGTTCCGCCGATTCCCTGGAGTAACGGGCAATAATGGTCCAATACTGAACAACGATTTTGAGATGACAGACAATTCTTGGCCTATGGATGGTGATGGTAGTGCTAGCATGACTCCAGTCCAAAAGCAGTATATCGGAATTATTGAAAAACCCACCCGCATATTCATTCCGTGCCGTGATGCTGGTGAAGTCTATGTGCTGGTAAACGGAGACTTCTCGGGACACGAAATAGGAGCAGGCTTCTGGGATTTGGAAACGAAAACTTGGACTGCTACTACCCTGTACGAACGTTCCTACTACGCCAGTTCTTTCTACGGCTTTACTGCCGGCGAACCAACAATAAGCACTAGCGGAGTTCCAGGGGGTGGTGCTGGCAGTGGTGGAGAATACGACGGTTGGAGTGATGGTGGAGTCGGTTTTGGCCTCGTTGCTCCAGGAATTTCCGCAGGAACTTCTGAGAATCCTGGAAATCCCGGCACAGCCATTGCCCAAATACTTGCGGGTTACACCAACAACCCGTTCATACGGGTCTGGGGATACTAAACAAAAACCCTTTAGGCTTGGGGAGCGGAGGGGGGAGGTTGCTGATGCAGCCTCCCTTCTTCTATTCCTTTTCGGACACTTGAAA